GAGAGACAATCATTCTGTTCCTTGGAGGATGGTCCTCGCTTCAAGACTATAGTACCTATACCCAGCACAATTAAGGGTAATAACGCCGAGAGTGGCTCCATTTCACTCTCTCCAATTCGGTCTGTGGTGGTTATGCCGACCGATACTTCGTCTTTTCTCAAAGCGGCCATCAACATGGACAAGTTCAAACCACAATCAATTAAGGTATGTGATATCAAACTCACCAGGTTATTAAACCGATGTTTCTCGCCTCCAGCCATGAGTTGTAGAATTTCGAAAAGTCTAGAAGAAATAAATCTTCCATTCCCTTCAAGGTTAACAGTGTCAGCAACTCCGCTTGCTACTTCTGACACTACACCTTTCACTCCTTTGGATGCCGCTTCATCCATCCAATCTCCGAGCCTAGTCAACAAAGATTTCGACGTGTCCGCCAAATGATCAATTTTCTCCGTTGTGTTGGATACTTTTTGAAAAGTTTTCTTTATTTTCCCAAGTCCGAAAATTTCGCCTTCACGGTCCATTTGCCCTTCCCTCATGAGTTCTTCTTCAGTGGGCAAAGTCATCTCCGGTGCTTCGACACTAAAACGTGACAATCGTTCTCCCAGGCTAGCCATATTCTTCACTTCAATGGTTCTTCGTGCGATGTCAAGCACTCCTTGAATGTCATCAGCTTCCTTGATATCTGGTAATAACCGTTTGAATTCTGTAAACAGATCCCGCTCGGTAATTTTTCCGGATAATTGCAAGGATAGTGCTGACTCAATCTTTTGGGCTGCAACCACCAGTGTTCCATAACTAGCCAACTCACCTGCTGTCGGTATTGCGGGAAAGAATTTGTAGAGAGCATTAGCATCCCGATCTATCAAGTTCGAGGCTGCTACTTTAGCGCTCACCACGTCAATTCCTCCTTTCAAGTACAAAACAGCTTGTTCCATTGTTCTTTTATGAAACGGTGAAAGGGATCCTTCTGCAAAGCCTATCATACCAAGTGCCCGGATAATGTCGCTCCTCAAGGTTTTAGCCAAAGGGGGCAACAAACGTCCAGATGCTTCGTAGATATTCTCCGCTTTCTTCCAAACACTCTCTGGTAAAACCCAGCGAGAATTTCTCACATAATCTACGTAAGGCCAATTGCTTGGATTTTCGTAAATCGTTTGGATCAAGGAGGTGATTCCATCAACAAAAGCTTCCTTGTTCACTATGTAACGTTGGTATACATCAGTGCGCAAGACTACTTCCGCGTAGTGTGTTCGTCCAGGGGTGAATTCCGATTCGTTATCCATTTGTCCAACTCTCATTCTTTCCTCCAACTCTTCTTGCCAGGTAACCGCATCTCCCACCATAACTCCATGTTGTTGAGCTTGTGTTCTTGCATTTACGTGTTTAGCGTAATATGCGATCTTCTCCAGTGGTATAGCAGCTCGAGTTTCATCAGACAGTTGTTGCCATGCGCTGAAAAATACAGACGAAATCAGCAATCGATTCATTGACAATACAGGGGACATGAGTGACTTTCCAAGTGGTAATGGTGTAGGTAAAACTCCGTTAGGGGTTCCTTTATAACCAAAAAGTTGGAAGTCATCTGCACATCTTATACTTATCATCAAATCTAAAGCTTCTGCACCCATATTATTGATGGTCATCCTAACAGGGGGTCCGCAATATCTCGTTGATACTACTGCACTACTCTCAGTGCCAGTAAACATCTCCTTGAAGTTATCAGACCCTCTGTAGGGTATCACAAAACTAACTGTGGTAGCTTTATTCAAGTTAAACACAGTTCGTTTCATGTGCTGTTCAGCAACTCCTATTTCCATGTCATCGAGCCAATCACCTGTCAATTGACGAGGTGCATCCACCAATGGTCCATTTAGAACAAAG